CTCCACCTCTACCACCAGCTTGTGCTTTGGTTCTTGTTTTACGAACTATGTGTTTCGGAATAAAGGCCTGCATCTCGTTCCATACCTGCAACATCTGAGCTCTTGTAGGTGCAACAGTCCATATGTGAATAGGAGGTACAAGTCCAGCTTGTTCTGCTGTTAGCTTTTCTTTTTTGCCTGGAAACACAACAGGGTTTATTGATGCTTCTCTGATTTGCCTAAGTGCTTCCTGTAGAGATGATCTAGTTTTACCTGCTCGTCTTCCAGCCTGTACAAATTTAATTTTAGCTTTTGACTCGTGCATTTCCTTTTGCCAAGGATACGCTTCATATAGGTTAGCCATGTCTTACTCCATTTTTTTTTATGTGATAGTAGTGGTGTTTCTTACATAATCCATTTGCAAATATCTCGTTTGTGCACTGGATAGTAATTATCTTCTTATATGTTTTACCACATCTCATAAGTCAGGCAGTCCATCTCCTGAGTAATCAACTTCTGGTACATGACCATTGTCTTGGACTATGCCAGGTTGTCTTTCGTCTTCTAAAAAGTATTTTATCTCTGGCCTAGAAGACACAGGCTCCATGTGTTCTAAATACCCGTTAGCCATCATCTTAAGTGCAAAGTTGACACCAGCACTACCTTGAGCCTTTGCTCTCTCTAAGTGCATAAAACTAAGAACTGCTGATTCGTGAGCATACACAGTATCTAAATGTGACTTCTTAATATATGTTTTCTTAGATCCAGGAAAGATAGGGTAGGAGTCCGTATCTCTGTATTGTGCAAGTTTAATTCTAAATGTCTGGTCGTCTTCTATTTTTTCAAATAGTTTCTTTTTATTCCAGCCGAACTCATCACACATCTCTTCTATACCTTGGTCACTAGATCCAAAGACGGGGAGTAGTACATAGACTTGTTTAAGCTGCCTAGTCCACTTCTTCCACTCAGGGATTGCTTTCAATACTCGTCTTTCTATTTCTGAGACTCCAGACGAACTTTTAGCTAACATATTTTTTAAAGTCACATGAACTCCTAGGCAATAGTCTAGTATTGGTTTACCAAATTTTACAAAATAGTATACACTAATTTTACTTAATGTAACCGCACAGTAACGGAGTAGGTGAATCAGGTCACCCAAAAAAGACCAAGACCTACATGGTTACTTTCACTGGTGGGGATA